ACTCAAGATGGTAATCTTACCGCATCTGCAAAACTTGTGGCTACTGCAGGTATTGCAAGTGTTGGTGGAGATACGTTTACCATCATTAATGCTGGTGTTGGATATACTCCTTCTGCAGCAAGTTTGGTTTACAATGATGTAAATCTTCCAACCTTGACTGGATCTGGTTCTGGAATGGTTGGTAATGTCACCGTAAATAATGGTCAAGTCTCTGCAGTTACCGTTACTAACGGAGGAAAGAACTTTGCTGCTGGTGACACGGTTGGTGTTGGAACTCTTGGACTTGGAAATGGTTCTGGTGCGGTTCTTGCAGTTGGTATCATCACCTCACAAAATACCCTGATTCTTGATGAAATTCAAGGTTCATTTATAACGGGTGTTGGCACTATGAGATTCGACAATGGAACTAACGTTGTTGCAATTGGTGCAGGTGTTACCATCAATTCCTTTGATATTGATTCAACTAATGATGGACTTCACTTTAAAGTAAGACACCGTGCTCACGGTATGCACGCTTTCAACAACAGAGTTGTAATTGATGGTGTTGATAGTGATGTTCCCATTACAACCCTGACGGCTGATTACAACAGTGATTCTACTGCAGATATTCAGGTTGTTAATTCCGCTAATTTTGCGACATTTGAGGGTGTTGGTGTTGGAACAACCAACCATGGTTATGTAAGAATTGGTGAAGAAATTATTGCATACACTGGAGTTTCTGACGGAAGTATTACTGGCATTACCACCAGAGGTATCGATAACACACAATCCTTTGACTATGGATCTGGAAGTGAAGTTAGTAAGTACGAACTTGGTGGTGTTTCGTTGAGAAGAATCAATAAAACTCATAATATGAACAGTCCTGCTGTGACGGTTCCTAATGCAAAAGATCTTGACTACTATCACTTGAAGGTCAATATGAATGATGATGGCACGGATAGAGCTGACGGAACTTTACCAAATCGTTTCTTCAGTCGTACCAAACAGACTGGCGGTACAGATGTCACTGCTTCTCAAAACATTCAATTTGAGACCATCACTCCAAATATCAACACGGTGACTCCCGCAGCAACAACTGTTTCTGCAAGAATTAGAACGGTATCTGCTACAAGTATTGGTGGATCTGAAGAGTCTTTTGCAGATCAAGGATTTGAGGACATTGATATCTCTGGTCAGAATCATCTTGATACACCAAGAATGATTGCATCTAAAGTCAATGAGGTTAATCAACTTGATCTCCTGCCTGGCAACAAGTCCATGACAGTTGAGATCAACATGACTTCTGACGATCCAGATCTGTCACCTGTTATTGACCTGAATCGTGTCAGCACAATTCTGACAACTAACAGACTCAATAATCCTGTATCTAATTTTGCAACTGATAGAAGAGTTAAAGTTACTGGGGATGATCCAGTGGCTGCATCCTATGTTTCTAAGATGGTTGTTCTTGATAACCCAGCAACTCAAATTCTTCTTGAGTTTGCTGCATACAGAAGAGCATCTAGTGACATTAGAGCTTTCTTTAAGGTTGTGCCTGAGGGTTCCACAGAGGACTCTTTAGAAATTCCGTTTGAGTTGTTCCCAGGTAATGACAACATTGATGCAAATGGTAAAGTTATCAACTTCTCTAACAACAGTGGATTGCCTGATGAAAAAACAACTCCTAGTAACGGATTTGAATTGAAAGACTATGCATTCAACAGTTTTGAACTGCCACCATTCACTAAATTCCAAATTAAAATTGACATGGTGGGAACAAACCAAGCAGAACCACCATTTATTGATCAACTTAGAGCAATTGCGTTAGCATAATGTCTGATTTTATTCCCGTTGAGGGTCGGTCTCATCTCTATAGAGATGCCGACTCTCATGCAATTGTCAATCGCGATAAGACAGCATATCGTGAATATATGGCTAGAAAGAAAGCCTTGGAAAAGAAAAATTCCGAATTTGAATCAATGAAGGATGAACTTGATAATGTAAAGAGTGATATTGGAGACATCAAAGATATGTTGTCTTCTATTGTACAGAAACTAAATAGTTAGAAAAAATGGCACAGAAGGTAATTACATTTGACCCAGAAGTTGCCGTTCCCTTTGGCTCTAATCTGACCATTTTCTCTGGTGCAGATTTTGATGCAGTCTTTACGGTAAAGACCTCTGCAGGTTCCAGTATTAACTTCACTGGTTATACAGGAACCAGTAACATGAAGAAGTCTGTGATTGGAACAGCAAACACTTTTACTGTAGGGTTGGGAAGTGATAACGGTAGAATTACCCTTTCAATGGGTTCTACTGAAACCAGAAGTTTGGAAGAGGGTAGATACCTCTACGATGTAAACGTGAGTTCTGGTTCTACCTTCTTCAAAGTGATTGAAGGTAACATCATCGTTAGAGCAGGAATTTCGACTTAAGAGGTAGATGAATGGCTCAACCAAGTTCAAGGCAAGGTTTAATTGATTATGCCAAAAGACAATTAGGTTATCCTGTTCTAGAAATCAACGTAGCAGACGAACAGTTTCAAGACCTGTTAGATGATGCTGTTCAGATGTATCAAGAACGTCACTATGACGGTATTGAGAGAATGTACCTCAAGTACAAGATTACTGAGGATGACATCAACAGAGGACGTGCCAGGGGTAATAGTAGTGCGGCGGGTATCACTACCACAAGCACCACTTCAACCATCGTAGGCACCGCCGTAACGTTCTCTCTGGAGGAGAATAGTAACTATATCGCAATCCCACCATCTGTCATTGGTGTCAACTCGATTCTTAAAGTTCGATCTGACACTGTATATGATGGACTCTTCAATATTAGATATCAATTGTTCCTGAATGATATCTATAATTTCCAATCTATCGACTTACTTCAGTATTCGATGGTTCAGACTTATCTTGAAGATATCACACATTTGTTGAATCCAGAAGTAAGATATCGTTTCAATATTCGTCAAGATAGACTTTATGTTGATGTTGACTGGGCACAGTTGACTGCAGGAGATTACTTAGTGATTGACTGTTTCAGAATCCTTGATCCGAATGATTTCACTCGTGTATACAATGCACCATTCTTGAAGAAATATTTCACTGCATTGTGTAAGAAACAATGGGGTATGAACTTGATCAAGTTCCAGGGTGTTCAACTTCCTGGTGGTGTTCAACTGAACGGAAGACAAATTTATGATGATGGTGTAAGAGAGTTGGAAACAATTGAAGCCAAGATGCCATCTACATATGAAATGCCTCCCCTTGATATGATCGGGTAATGTTAAATCCTTTTTTCCTACAGGGTTCCCAAGGGGAACAGGGTCTAGTCCAAGACCTGATCAATGAACAGTTGAGAATGTATGGCATTGAGTGTCATTACATTCCTAGAAAGTTGATGACATCTAGAACAATCATGAAAGAAGTGATTGAGTCTAGATTTGATCAGGCTTTCCCATTGGAAGCTTACTTGATGAACATTGATGGATATGCAGGTCAAGGAGAACTTTTAACTAAGTTTGGTATCCGCAATGTTGATGAAGCAAATTTTGTTATCTCCAAAGAGAGATTTGAAGAAGCTATCGCACCATTCTTGGCAGAACAAGATGAGTATGAACTGACTCGTCCTAAAGAAGGAGATTTGATTTTCTTTCCCCTTGGCAAAAGACTGTTTGAGATCAAGTTTGTAGAACACGAAAAACCTTTCTATCAACTAAACCAGACATACGTCTATCAACTCAATTGTGAACTCTTTGAGTATGAGGATGAGGTTATTGATACTGATGTATCTGCAATTGATCAGGTAGTTCAAACTGAAGGATACTTCGCAAGACTTATTCTTTCACAAGTTGGTAGTGATGCAACAGCCAGCACTGGAGTTGTATTTGGTGCAGTCAACCAGATCTTCGTGGAAGATGATGGATATGGTTATGTAACTGCTCCCACTGTTTCGATCAGCACATCTCCAGGGACTGATGCGACTGCAGTGGCTATCATGACCGAGAGGTCTGGTATTGCTACTGGTCAATCTATTGATAGGATTCTGATCTTGAATCCTGGTAGTGGATACACTGGTATCCCGACTGTTAGTGTTAATGGCTCTGGTATCGCCACTGCGGGTATCACGACTTTGGGTGCAGTCGGTATCGTCACGATCACAAGTGGTGGTTCTGGTTATACAACCACACCTACAGTTGTATTCTCTGGACCTGGTTCAGGAACAACTGCGACTGGTGAGGCTGTCATGGTTGGAGGCACGATCAGTGCAGTCAGACTATCTAATGCTGGTGCGGGATATACCGCTGGTCAAAATGTCACCGTCACGATCGGTGCTGCAACAACCATCGGCACTGGTAACTACGTCTTTAATGAAACTGTATCTGTTGGTGATGTCACTGCAAGAGTCAAAGTTTGGGATGCAAGTTCTAACACTCTAGACATCAACATGTTGAGTGCGATGGAATTCCCAGTCGGTGGTAAAATTGTTGGACAAGAATCTGGTGCAACATACATTATCAAGTCTGTCAGTTATGACACACCAACAGACTTCCCGAATGATGACCTGTATCAGGCAAATCAGTACAATGATAATGCAGAGTTTGAGAGTGAGGCTGATAACTTATTAGACTTCTCAGAGAGGAACCCGTTCGGTACTTTCTAAATAGTTAGAAAATACTTGAAATGTTAGGCACTTACTTCTATCATGAGATATTAAGAAAGACAGTTATCGGTTTCGGTACTCTCTTTAATGATATCAATATTCGACACCGCGATGCGAGTGGGACAAGTTTTAGTAACTTGAAAGTTCCACTCGCGTATGGTCCTATTCAGAAGTTTCTGGCAAGAATTCAACAACAACCAGATCTGAATAGAGAGATTGCACTGACATTACCTCGACTCTCTTTTGAGATGACAGGTCTACAATATGATCCATCCAGAAAGACTGGTGTCACACAAACATTCTTAGCAACTCAGAATGGGAATGCAAAGAAGGTTTATATGCCTGTCCCATATAATGTGACTTTTGAATTGAACATCATCTCTAAACTGAATGATGATTCTCTTCAAATCATTGAACAGATTCTGCCATATTTCCAACCATCTCTCAACATCACAATCAATCTGATCAGTGCGATCGGTGAGAAGAAGGACGTACCAATCGTGATGGAGAGTATCACACAGAACGACCAGTATGAGGGTGGTTTTGATAGTCGTCGATTA